GCGCACGTACACATCATGCCTGAACCCACTTGCCAGTTAATTCCATATTACAACAACGTCCTTTCTCATCTTCGATAGCACAATAGGGTGCATACATTGGTACAGTTGTTCTAAAGATTAGATACTCTGGATGTTTTGGACACCACATTTGATAACGTTGTACAAATGAATTTCTTTCATCTGTCTCCAGGAGTGCTTGTCTAACCCATTTACTAAAGTTAGGCATCTTTGAAGCGATCTCGAACGTCGTTGGACATAGATTGACCATCTTATGACGCTTCATTTGCCGCCACCTTCCTTTTGTTCTATGATCATAGTCTGTTGACCACAGCATTCTAACCCTTCATCACTATGCCAAATGACCTTAGCCATAGGCATAAAGCCGTACATTGTATTCTTATCACCACATTTCATGCATTGAACTGTTGTTAATCCATATCCCATGGTATTATCTCAAAAGGAATTCGTATATATATACTCCGATTTAATTTGACTTACAAAGTAAAATAGTATGGCTAGTTAGGAACGGGTGGTGGTGGGGAAGAGGTGGTAATAAGTACGTCTGACGTTTTGTCACCGATTAGAAGATAGAAGTGATGTTTATAGGCGGTCGGCAGCCACAAGTAAGCATGGCAACCGCAAAAACCGGATCCTTTTACCTAACCGAAACCGTAACCCTACCCGCAGCAAGTGCGGCGAACACCAGAGTAAGCAGCGCAATTGACCTTGGTGCATATGTAAATGTAGCAACCGGACAAGCCGTTGCAGTAGAATCAGTTGATGTAGTTTATCAGTCTGGTGATGATTATATCCAATTCCTAAGTAATTTCTTAGCAGGAGATGGATCTATCTCATATCAACTGGCTGATTTAAACCCTGCATCGAAATTCTTCAGAGCAGATAACCAATCCTTGGTTGCTTCAGGTTCTTTGAACATCGATGACTCAAATAACATTGGAACAAGAGATGCAGATCTATACCCAGATAACTTTGGTCCTGCTGCTTTGTCTGAAGCATTTATGGTTGTCAATGATTCTCTTTATCTTACTGCAGGTAACAATGGCAGTGCTGTTGGTGCTGGTGACTTGTACGTTACAGTTAGAATTCGATGCAGAATTGTCAAACTAGGCACAAAAGACTGGATGGCTATTGCAATACAATCGACCGCAAGCGATAACTGAGGTTGATACCTTGGTTAAGATTGAGGGAACTCTAAATGAACTTAGAGCATTACTTGGCCGTGCTGAGCGCGCTACTACTGATGTTGTTGAGACCGTTGTTGAAGTTAAAGAAACGGCTAAAAAGACTAGACGTAAATTATCGCAATGGCAACGTTACATTAAGAACAGAACTAACCACATCAAGTTCAAAAGAGGACCAAAAAAAGGAAGACTAGATTTAGCAGCCATGTCTAAAGCATTCAAGAGGTCTAAAAAATGATTGCTATAATCTTAGAGCGTATGGGCTTACTTCCTAAAGATAAAAAAGACAAACCTAAGAAAAAAGGGGGTAAGAAGTAATGGATAGACAATTAACTGCAGAATTTCCAGGATTATATCTTCAATCTGATGGTTCTGGAGCATGGACACAAACTCCTGCAACTGATGCCAGAGTATTTGGAACCAATGGATATGTTCAAGAAATGAAATTAGATCTAAGTGGTTACGTACAATCAGATTTAACAGTTGGATTCAGACGTTCTTTTGAACAAGAGGGTGGTTCTGATAGTATTTACTGGTTAAAAGCATATGAACCTAATACTGATGTATTAATTGAAACCACAATAGTTTCAAGTGTACCATTAAATGATAATCAATTAACAAGTGCATTAATTACAAGTCCAGGGTTTATACCACTTAACGTAACAGGATTATTTCCTGGGAATTTTAACAGAGAACATATTATTCATGGTCGTTACCTGGTAATGTACGCTAATAGTACAATTGGCGGTGGCGGGTTTGGAAGTAATGGAAACGCTACTTTAATGAAGGTAACAGATAATATCTTTAGTTCATTAGAACCTACTGCAGCAGATTGCCTTTATTGTTACAGAGTTTTTGCAGTGCCTGCGGCTGCTACCAGTGGAACTGGAATAGATAATGTTAATTTACCACCAAAAAGGATTATCTTAGACGCGTTCACTGTAGAAGAACCAGATTTAGAATACATGATGCGCCTAAAGAGATCATACGAACTTGCTAACCAGGTTTGATTAGATGTCTGAACTACGTGATGCAGCAAGAGAAGTTTACGAATGGTTAGCCAATCAAAAGACTCCACCTGTAGAAGGTCCTTTGTCTATCTTATTTAGGTACGCTCCTAAAGTAGTAACACCAATTTACCTGGGCGCACGTCTAGGATATCGAGTTGGTGAGGCTGGAGCAAAGGGTACGTTTGGATCAGGACCAGGTGTTGGCTTAGATTACACTCCTGAAATAGCAGAGTATGAACGTTCTGCTTTAGGTAGTTCAAGAATTATTTAGATCAACGTAACAAATATCACATATCCACAATTGCGGATAACGTCTGTCAGTAGTTCTCCATAAGTGATAGTCAAAGACTTCACCATGGAAACCACATATTGCGCACGTACACATCATGCCTGAACCCACTTGCCAGTTAATTCCATATTACAACAACGTCCTTTCTCATCTTCGATAGCACAATAGGGTGCATACATTGGTACAGTTGTTCTAAAGATTAGATACTCTGGATGTTTTGGACACC